TGTGGAACGGCTTAAAGCTCGCAGCACTTGTTTTTCCGCAAAACGGGAGAGTTTTGTCATAGCCCTGCGGATTGCGGTATCGGTTTTGGCCGGTGCATTATGGAAATCTTCAATCAGGCTTTGCAGCTGCGAATCCAAATCAAGATCGATCTGCATGCAAACTCCATTTCGCCAGTGAACCATCGTCTTTGAGTTTGCGATCGACCCGCCAGCGTTCCCCTCCTTTGCTGATCTGATCGTTGCGTTGCAGGGTAAATGTGTTGGGAATGGCCAATTCCGTATAGGTCTGCATCACCGCATCGAATGCGCCTGCGGCCTGAACATTTCGTCGCAAAACACCCTGTAAGGGGGCGGGGGCAGCATTGTCTGCACGCCACTCAAATACCTGGCCAAAGGCGGTGAGCACCGCCTGGTCCAGTTCATCAAAGGGATCAGTCATTGCGCGACTCTTACGACATAGTGCACTTAATCACCGCCCGGGGCTTCAGGCACAGCGGCAGCGGGTTAGACTGAGTATGCAGCTGCACCCCTTTATCAAAATCCAGAGGCTTCTGCTTGGCATACAGGGGTAAGCCAATGGTGTTGGCCGTTTCAATAAAGTCGGCCGGGCCAAACCATGTGCGGAAAATGTTGGAACCCATTGGGATGACATAGGCTTCATCAGGTTCAATAAAAGGAACCCCTTCAACCTGACCCAGATACTCCTCCCACATGGTGTTGCTGTAGTGGAACCCGTCCCGGTGATCTTTACGCAGCATGGCTCCAGCCTGATAACGCTGGTAGGACTCTTTTACATAGGGGTGGCCAACAAGGGCATCATAAAATTCAGCGCCACAAAAGGCATGCAGGTGGGTGTACATGGTGACGCCCAGCGCTTCATCCACTTTACGGCGCATCTTTACGCAGGTATCTCGCACATCAAGGGTGTCGTCCGAAAAGGCAAAGTCGTGAGTTTGCTGCTGGACTTTGAACTCATCGAAAAGGTCATAAATGATGCTGCCGTCTGCATCGAGAATTTGCCCTTTGATTGCACCCAGCCGGAGATGCTCCAGTGTGACTTCATGATTGGCCCGAATATCGGTCAGGCGTTGGTTCACTACCGTTTGAATGCCTTCCAGGGCTGACGTTGAGCCAAAGGCCCGCACGTTTTGCACTTCGTCGGCGAGAATGGTGCTGTCGTGGGGAATATGGGTCACAGTGAAGTTACGCAGATTGCGCTTGTTGGCTTTGGCCTGTGTGGCGGGTGCGCCACGCTCGGTGGTGGGCAGTAGCTTCAGGGTGCCGTTTTTGGATTCCACCTGCAGTGAGGTAGTGTTGATGCCTGCGTCAACAAACAGACCCAGTTCACCAATACGGCCTGGTTTGTGTGGGGCGTGATTGATGGTGGCTGTCAGCGAGCTCATGGTGAAAGCGTCGTTGCTGAAGATATCGAGAATGTTCATTCAGAAAGTCCTTTTCTTTGTGTTCGGAGGCGGAGTACGGATCAGCGAAGAGCGATATCCAGCGCGCCCAGCTCTGTGATGGCAGTGGCCTTTTGCTCATCGGTGATGCCATCAGGCCAGATCAGCAGGGAGGCATCCACTTCCGCAAGTCTTGCGATTAAGACAGCTTCGCCCCCCGTTGCATCGGTCTGGGTGTTGTTGTAGAGCACCCCTGCAGCCATTTGACTGCCGTCGTCTGCGGCCGGATCAACCGGGCTATAGATGCCGGTGGCCGTATTTTTCCCCAGCACGGTGCCGGAATAGAGCATCAGGCTGGGAGCCAGCTCCACCTGTTCGCGGCTGAGGGTGTTGTTGGCTTCAGACACCAGAAATTCTCCGGTGTGCACGGATTCGGTCAGTGTGGCCATGGGGGTTCCTTATTAGCGGTAAGCGTTTTTGTTGCGTTGCTGGTACAGCGCCTGGGAATCAATATTCAGGTTGCTGGGCTGTGGTGTGTTCTTGTGCTGCAGCTCTGGGGGTAAGCCGTTGTCGATGGGTTGCTGGTTGTTAACCAGTACTTCAAACAGCTCTGTGCGAACGGTTTCTACGGACTTTCCTGAGCGGATATAGTTTGCTGCCTGATCCGACTTTGCTGCAGCACAGAGGTTTTTGATGGTTTCGCAATCCGTGAGCCGTTGCCGTACATCATCCAGCGATGCCTGACCGCGCAACAGGGTTTCTGCCAACTCAGGATAACCGGCCTGATTGCACAGCTGTACGACAGCAAGAGCGGCGGTTTGATCTGTAGACTGAGGTTGTGGAGCTGGCTGTGGGACCGGTTGCGCTGGCGGCTGAGCAACAGGCGGCTTCGGCAATAATCCATCTGGCACCTGATTGAACATGGAAAGGTCGAGGCTGGCGGCCAGCTGCACCGGCTGATCCACCACATCAATAAAGCCCTGCGCCTTGGCTTCTTTGGCTGTCATCCAGGTTTCGCTGGCCATCAGCGGTGTGATGTTTTCCACGGGGGTGCCTGACTTGCCCGAGTAGGCCAGAGCGATAGCTTCTGTCGCCTTGTCCAGCATATCCGCCGTGCGCCGCATATCTTCCGCTTCACCGCCGACCCAGCCCAGAGGGTTGTGGATCATCATCAGGGAGTTGTCCGCCATAGTGATGGTGTCACCGGCCATGGCAATCACACTGGCGATACTGGCGGCAAGACCTTCAATGCGAACATGGATATTCGCGGGGTGGTAACGCAGGGCATTGTAGATAGCGATGCCGTCAAACACGGAGCCGCCGGGGCTGTTGATGCGGACGGTGATGTCTTCTGATGTGGTGGCCTTGAGATCATTCACCAGCTCTTTGGCAGACAATCCCTGCCAGTCACCAATCACATCGTAGATCAGCAGTTCGGCGGGTTTGTCCGCCTGATTTTTGAGGGTGAACCAGGGCTTATTGTGTTTGGCCATCGTCGCGCGTTCCTTGTGGCTGTTTTTGTTGAAGGGAGTGTCTGAGGTCACTGTCGTACTGTAAATTCAATTCGTCAGCCCGGCGATTATCGGCGGCGATTTCATCGTCAATCTGTTCGCTGTCATAACCTTGTTCCGATACCACTTCCGAGCGGGATTTAAAGCCGTTTTTCACCGCCAGACTTTGGGCCTGAACATCCTGAACGGGATGGGTATAGGCCCAGCCGTGGGGAATCCATTTCACTCGCTTGTACTGCGCTTTATTCTTGGCGTAGTTAGGGGCATCAATGGACCCAGAGAGCACGGCGAGATCCAACCATCGATTCCAGACCGGGCGACAGATCTGAAACACAATCTGGTTATGCTGAATCTGTTGTATGCGGCGACGGAACTCATTGAGCACAACCCGCAATGCCCGGTCACTGACGCCTTTCATATCACCGGAGAGCAACTCAAAAGGCAGCCCCATCCCTGCGGCTGAGGCCATCAGCTGTTGGCGCATAAAGTCTGGGTAACCTGCAGGAGAGCCGGGCGGTGTGCTGAACGTCACTTCCTCACCGGGAGCCAGTTCCTGCATGGTGCCGGGTTCCATGGCCACCATGGGGATGTTTTCAAAGTTGGTCTGTATCGGGCGACCGGTCAGGGGATCAACCCGCTCCTGATCTGGATGCGGCTTGGTAATAAAACCGGCAAAGAGGTTGGCAATCTCCTGTCGCAGAAGTGTGGCATCATCAAACTTATCCAGCTGGAACATCCGCAATAGCACACTGGCCAGAACGGGCTGCCCTCTTAATTGGCCAGGGCGCAGTGGTTCATAGAGGTGTAGCACTTCGGAGGCGGGTACCCTGTGAAGATCAGCGGTTTCTATGGAAAACTGCTCTACGGGATGCGCTTTGTGCATCCAGTAAGCCACCCGCTTACCGATCTTGTTGAACTCGATCCCTGCGCGAATGGTATGGCCGTTTGCCAGCTGGTCGTTGTAACCCCAGGGTACAAACTCCGCTTCCAGAACCTGGATTTGCAGTGGTACACTCAAACCATCTTCAGGAAGACGTGGCCGCAGGCGAACAAAACATTCTCCCGCTTCCAGCATGGCTCGGGCCGCTAATGACTGTTGTCCATAAAAATCCAGTGTGCCATCAGCATCCGACTCATCGGTCCAGTCAAGAAACAGCTGTTGTAACTCCTTACGGAATTCATCATTCACAGCGTCACTTTTGGGTTTGATGCCCGTGCCGACAATATTGGCCACCAGCTTGCTGATACCGGCTGAGGCCCAGGGATCATTGCGCAGAGCTGCACGGCTGCGGTTGATGAGTGTACCCAAGTCACCTGTGATTGCTGAGGTTGGCCCGTTATTGGGGGCTCGCCAGCTCATGGCTCTGCGGCCGTGGCCTGCAGCGGTGTAGGTCAGATTGAGAAGGCGCATCCCCAACCAGATTGATATTTTTTTTCTTATACTCATCCAGCCTTTCCGTAAAAGTTATGAATCGGTTCGAGATAAGCAACATGAAAAAAGCATCTGCTACTGACTGGGAGCGTTTGCATGGAATAAAGGACGCAGATATCAATACTTCTGATATACCGGAGCTGAATGAGGACTTCTTTCACGAAGCCAGGCTTACTATTCCGGTAAAACCATCATTCGATGGTCAACCGGATGCTGATATTGCGGAGCTGTGGGCAAAAAAGCGTCACTAAATACCCCGACTCGAATAAATACCATACTGCCGTGGGCGTTTGTTTTTCTTCGCCAGCTCTCTCTCAATAGCTGTCAGGCGACGCTCCATCTCGGCAAAGCTGCTGTATTCAATTTTGCGGCCATCAAACTCTACGGTGCGGGTTTCGCGCAGGAGTACGGCTCGCTTTAAAGCGATGTATTCGGCTTCGGTAAACATGCTTTTCCTTGAAGAGCTATCCCAGATATGAACTGCGTGATGAGCGGCGAGGGCGAGGCTTTTGTTCAACCAGAGCAGCAGTCTCCGCCATAACATCCGGCTCAGGCCGTTGTTCCGCCAACTGCTCCAGATTTAGCCCCCGATGCTGTTGAAGAATCCGCACAGCCGTGAGCGCATAGACTCGACAATCCAGCGCCTCATTACGCTTCTTCTTGGCATCCCACTCAAAGTAAGCGACACCCCGGCGATACTTGCGCACTTTCTCTTCTGCCGTGGCCTGCTTGAAATAATCTTCATCAAAACAGTCCTTCACCGGCCAGTGACAGTAACCAGGGCCGGGTTCCAGAGCGCGATAACGCTGGTAGATCAGTTCTTTGGCGGTATCGGTGCCTACTAATGTGAGGTACACGCCTTTCTTGTTGCGAGTTTTGGGGAAATTGGCGATGGGTTTGCCTGCCTGACTCGCCCCCTTGATGGGGAC